CAATAGCAGAAGTAGAGGTTGCACATAATAAAACTGTAAAGGATAGATACCCTGACCACATGACAGATGCAAATGGTAAAGAGTTTGTATATTGGTTAGATGAAAACAATGAAAAATTTGATTTTAAGACACCAATAACAGAAGATATAACACTTACAGCATATTATGCACAGGCTGGCTCTCCTAAGTGGTTAATGAGTTTACCTAATTGCTATGTAGGATTAAAGAGTGATATAGATGTTTTACCAATAGCAAGGGTAGCAGATGGAACAAAGGCTTTAGCATTATCTGCAACTGAAGGCGAAGAAACTGCTTATATGTTCAATAAAGCAACACTTACATGGATAGAATTGCAGCATTACAGCGTAAGAATATAATAAATAAAGAGGGTTGAAGGCATCTTTGCCTTCTCCCTCTCTTATTAAAAAATAAATTTTCATAGATTATATGTAAGAAGTAATAATTTTTAGTTTAGATTAAAAAACTTCTTCAGATTTTTCTTTAAATATTTTAGATTATTTTATAATATAAAGAAGATAATTTATGAACGTTTAGTTTTAATAATTTAGAGGAGGCTTTTATGATAGAGACAACCTATGATTTTTATACTGACTCTTATGGTGGTACATTAGTAGCAGAAGAAGATTTTAATATAGTAAAGACGAAAGCGCAGCTAATATTAGATAACATGATAAACGCTGACTTTTACGAATTAGATGCAGAAAAGCTTTCTACCTCTCTTGTAATGAAAGTAAAGATGAGCGTATGCGCTCTTTGTGATGGTTTACAAGAGATGTTTGCAGAAGGAGTATCAAAGGGTGTTATATCCTCTGAAAAAGTAGGGGGATGGACAACCACATATAAAGTATCAGAGGGTTCAAGTGCATATAGTGCTTTATATGCAAGTGTAAAGCAATATTTAGATGGTACAGAGTTAATGTGTGCTTGGATAGTGTAAGGGGGTGCTGTAATGAAATTTAAAGATACAGTAACCATATTTAACAGATTAAAGATAGGAAATACAATCAGCTATAATAAAATTTTAATTAAAAAGGCGTTATGGTTTGATAGTGTGTCCTCTTCCCTTCTGAAACAGGGTATAGTTGATTTAAATGCAAAGACTATTTATATACCTCGCCAAAAATTTGCAGCTGAGTATATCACTCCTGAAAGTTATGAAAGATTAACAGAAGGAGCAGGGTTTTTTACAATAAATAACGGCGATTATATAGGAAAAGGCGATATAGTGCTTGAAGAAGGCGAAACAGTACAAGGCTATAAAAATAGGACTGGTAAACTTTACGAAATAAAGAGCGTATCAGACTATGATATGGGTATAAATAACCATTTTGAAGTTATAGCAAATTAAGGGGGTTTGATTGTATGATTGAAGCAAGTTTATCATTCAACATGAATATCCCAAAGTTAAAGAAAAAATTTGAAGATGCATCAAAGAAGGCTCAATCAGAAGTATTAAAGCAGATGGTAGTAGATACAGAGGATTATATACCGTATAAAACGGGTAAATTAACCTCCAGCGTAAATATTGATGAGTCAAAAGCAACACTAAACTATAGCGCACCTTATGCTGCATTTGCTTTTAATCCTCTATATAAAGGTAAAGAGAAGGTATATAATAGAACAGTACATAGTAAAGCACAAGGTAATCCTTATCAAGCATCACAAATAGAGAATGGAGAAAAATGGGCTCTTCTATTTGCAAAGAAATTAGCGGAGGAAATAAACAATGGCAATCAGTAAAAGAATAACAGAGAATTTAATAAACTGGGTAAATACACAAGAGCCTTCTGTAACATCATCCCTTCTGATGGGTTTTGATTTATTAGACACAAATAAGAATTCCATTTGTATATCCTTCCCTGATGGTGAGAATAGTGGAGATGTATTAGAGGATGTAACGGGTATATTTTCTTCTGGGTTTTATGATATATCTATATATTTTAGAGATATTTCAGGCGCAGAAGGAATGAATGACCTATTAGCGTACGACTTTTTAAATAATCTTGCAAATTACATAAAAAAGAATTATACTTATAAAGAAATAAATACTGAATTAGCAGAATGGGTAGAAAATATAGAGATAATAAGTAAAGCTAAGATGATAAAAGTATATGATGGTAATATAAAAGATTATGAAATACGACTTCGCCTTCATTATGTATATAAGAATTAAGGAGGATAGTAGATGGGTACAAAAAATACAGAACAAGAAGAAAATACAGAAAATTTTGATTTATTGACAAGTTTATTACAAGATGATACAATAAACGAGGATGAAGGAAACGAAACCCACTCTTATGTAGAAGAAACAAAAACAAGAACATTATTAGGAGGTAATAGAACTATGGCTAATGAATTAGCAACTTATAGAGCTTCAACGGTAGGCTCTGAAATGCTCAAATTTTTCATTGAGGTACCTACAGACACAGCTGCATGGGCTACAAAGGCTTATCACATGGCACTCTTACTTGCAGAGAGTAACCAGATAGATGCAGGGGTAGAGGAAGAGGATATACCTGATGTAACAACAAAGGTAGCAGGACACGTAATAAAGTCTTATAAAAAGCAATTTTCACATTCTGGTGTTTATCTTAGTGAAGACCCGGTTTGCAATTTTGAGAGATATTTATTTGAGAATGAGGAAACAGGTGACAAGACACAGGTTAACTTGTTACAGGTAGATGAGTTTGATTCTCCTGCAACTGGAACTTATGTAGCATATAAGTACACAGCAACATGTGTACCTCAGAACTTTGGTGGAGATGCACAGGATAAGTTGCATATTGAAGCACAGTACACAATCACAAGTACAGGAACGAAGGGTACTGTAAGCTATGATGCTGAGACTGGTATTGCTTCATTCACACCAGTACAGTGATAAATTAAATAGGTAAAAGGGGAAGGAAGGTAAGACCTTCCCCTTCTGTAACAAAAAGGGAAGGCTTTGCCTTCTCTTTAAATAAAAGGGTTAAAGAAAAAGAGAGGTAACAGAATATGGCACAGATTAAGCAATTAAGCAACGCTATTGAATTAACAGTAAAGGGTTCTGATAGAAAGATTAGGGTAGACTTTACAGACAAAAGACTTGTAAATAAGTTATTAAAACTTATTAAAAAGTACAAAAATGTAGAGGACTTAGTAAAAGAGAAAATGAAAGTATTAGACGAAATCACAGAAAGCACAGTAGAGTTGATTAAGTCTATGGGTATAAATATAGAGTCGAAAGACGAAATATCAGATGAAAATATAGAAACTTTTTTGAATGAAAAAGTTTCCTCTGATAAACGAGATAAGGTTAAAGAGGCAATAGCAGATGCAAACATGGATATGTTAATAGCTGCCTCTGATATAGAGATTGATATATTGCAAGACTTTAAAGATGAAGTAAACAATGCTTTTAATGCACCTATAACAGATATAATGTTTGGTGACACCCTCCCTCCCCTTGAGTATTATGTAGAATTATTTGAAGCAATCACACCTTATATACAGAAGGCTAAAGCAGCAGAGAATAAGACCTTACAAGCTATCAATGAAAAATATAAATTAAATAATGTTGTAGACTTCCCGGAAAGAACGGAAATCTAATATGTTTAATGTTCTTTTAGATAATGGGTTTCCTACTGAATACGAGGGTTATAAGCTGAATACTGATTTTAGGGTTGGTATTCAGCTTACTCTTTTACAAGAGGACAAAACCTTCCCTGAAGATATAAAACTATTAAAAGCGTTTGACCTTCTGTATGCTGAAAAAGTACCTCCACTAGAAATAGCTATAAAGGGTTTATTATGGTTTTTAAGTTGTGGAAAGAGTGAAATACATACAGAAGATGAAAAAGAGGAAGATACAACAGATAAAGCATTAGATTTTAATATAGATAGCTTAGATATATGGGGAGCATTTTGGAGTAAAGGAATAGATTTAACAAAGGTAAATATGCACTGGTTCAAGTTTATAACTGCATTAGGGTACATAGACAAAGATTGTCCTCTAGCACAAAAAATGAGTTATAGAACGGCTGATTTAAGTAAGTTAAAGGGTGACACAAAAAAATATTATGCAGAATTAAAACAAAAATATAAAATCAAGCCTATTTATACAGAGGAAGAATATGAAAGACTAATGAAGTTAAAAGAAGAACAGCATGGCTCATATTATATGAAATTATTAAAGGCACAGCAATAAATAAGAGGCAATAGGCATTTTCGGATGCTTGTTGCTTCTTCTTATATAAAGTGATATTATAAGGAAGAAGGAGGTATTATATGGCTGAAGAAAATGTAACCATAAAAGTCAACTTTGAAGCTGATTTAGAGTCAATAAATAAAACTTTAGACGAACTCGAAGAAAAAGTTAAAAACACTGACATGGGTAGTGAAGAACTTATAGAGTTAACTAAAGAAGAACGTAAAGTAAATACTGAGTTTAATAATTTGAGCTTGGCTATGGATAGGGTAGGCAAGCGTAGTAGTGTGCTTACAGAGGTAGAAAATAGGATACAGCAGTTAGGTAAAGCCATAGCTGAATTAAGACAAAATGCAGCGGATACCTCTGAAAATGCGGCAGCTATTCAAGCTATAACAGCACAAGCAGAGGGCTTAATCAATCAAGCCTCCTTAATTGCTGGCATAGTTGCAGGTGCAACCGCAGCAGTAAAAGCAATAAAGAAATCTGTGAAAGACTTAGTAAATAATGTAAAACTTGCAACTAATACTATTACATCTTTGGCTAAAGTTGCAGGTTCCTCTCTTATCTCTATTGGTAATCAAGTAATAGAGAGTTTAAAGAGTAAGATAAACTCTATTGTAAATACAATAAAGAGTTTGGTACAAATAGATATAAGACAATTAGGGTATAGCGCAATAGGCATAGCCAATGAGTTTAAAAACTTAGGAAGTACAGCACAGATAGTAGCAAGGCAGATGTCAAACGCCTTTTATGAGGCTGCTGATGATTCTTATGAAAGTTTAGTAAAGTTAAGTAACGGAACAGGAAAAGTTACAAATACATTATTAAACTTTATAAACTCATGGACAGGACAAGTTGCACTTTTAAAGGCACAACTTACATCTATAGGGGCTAATATTGGTAACCTCTTAATGAAGGTATTTTATCCCCTTCTTGTTGTTTTAAATAAGATTTTAGCGGTTGTAAATGCACTTATAAGCAAATTAGCCTCTCTTTTTGGATTTAAAACAGAGAATTTAAGTAGTATTCTGGGTAATGTTGGAGGCGCAAGCTCAACACAGAATAAAGGTTTAGAAGACTATACAAAGAGTGCAAATAAAGCAGCAAAAGCAACTAAAAAGCTTTCTGATAATACAAAGAAGGCTAAAGATAATTTACAGGGTTATGATAAATTAAATAATAATACAACTGATGACTTAGATGACTTAATAGACAAGATGGACGATTTAACAGCAGATGGTTTAGGTGATTTAGGTGCAGGAGGTATTTTTGATACTGATAAATTATTTAATAATTTGATGGACGAATTAGACCTTATCCCTGATTGGTTAAAGAAGTGGATAGATGAACTTATAGCACTTGTAAAAGCAGGGGACTGGTATGGAGTAGGCGCACATATTGGAGATTTAGTAAATAAAGGTTTAAAGGCTTTAGATGACTTTTTAAGTGATGACTCTTTAAGAGAGAAATTACACAAGTTTAACGAGTCCTTCTTAGACTTTGTAAATGGTTTATTAGATACAATAAACTGGACTTTACTGGGTAAAACAATAGCCTCTTCTCTTAATTTAATAGCGTTTGAAATAAATGACCTTTATAAAACAGCAGTAGAAAAAGGAACGCTTATAAAGATAGGTAAAGCATTACATGATGCCTTCTTTGGCTTTGTAAAAAATGTAGATGCCTATGAAGTAGGAAAAGCTGTTACAACCCTTCTTAGAAGTATCATAGATATAGTATATACCTCTCTTGATACCATGACAGGTCTTGAAGCTGAAAAATTAGCAGAACAGTTGTTCGCTTTTATTGATGGTGCTTTCGATAGATTGATGGGTATGGAAGAAGGAGACTTAGCTAGTGGTGCTGAAAAGATAGGTACTATTATTGCAAAAGTTATTAACTTAGGATTTAAAGTAATAGGTAAGTTAGTAAATAAAGATACTGCAACAAAGGCAGCAGATGCAATAGTAACAATATTAAATACAGCAATAGAAGGGTTGAATGTAAATGATATGGAGTCTGCTCTATCTGGTTTACTCAATTTTATAAGCACTCTTCTTACTAAACTTGCAGAAGAAGTAAATACTGATGAATTTATAGCTAAGATAACAGAAACAATAAATAATAGTATACAAAATGGAGATGTAGAACAGTTTGTAGCTAGTTTAGTAGGGTTTATAAAGAAAATATATGACTCTGTAAAACAAATTATACAAGATACAGATAAGTCAGACCTCTTTAATGCTATTTGGAGTGGCTTTAAAGAAGGTGGTGGTGTTGAACTGCTTATAGACTGGGTTAAATTTGATTTAGCCCCTAGACTTATAGGAGCATTAGCTATAGGAATAGGTGCATTTGTTGGAAGTAAATTATTATTAACTAATGCCTTTACAAAAGCATTAGGAATGGTAAACCTCTCTGGAGCAGGTGCAGAAGCAGGAGCAGCAGCTGTAGAGGGTGCTACAGGAGCATTAGAAGGTGCAACGGGAGCAGCAGAGGCAGCAGGTGCAACAGTAGGAAGTGTATTAGCAACAGTTTTACAACTTGCAGGTACAGTAGTAGGTGTACTTGGTGGTTTAGCTAGTTTTACGGATTCATTAGCAAACGGACTAAATGAAGATAACGCAAAAGCAACTATATTATATGCAACATTAGCAGGGTTCTCTATGGGTGGCCCTATTGGTGGTATTATAGGCGCACTTATAGGTGGCTTTGGTGATATAGCTTTAGCTTTTGCACAAAACACAGACCAAATAAGAGAAAAGACTGAATTATTAGTTAATTATTTAGGTCTTAAAATTAAAGAATTACCTCAACAAATATTAGTAACAATAAATACAATATTAGATGATATACGATTCTTATTTAATAGAGCTATGAATTTACTGGGTACTCTCTTTCCTAATGCCTCCGCCTTTATAAAGAAGGCTGTTAATGGAATATTTGATTGGATAGTAAACTCTATAAATGGACGTATAACTACATTTTATAAATTAGGAGAATTTATAGTTAAAGCAATAGCTAATGGAATAAGTGCAGGAGCAGGATGGGTTAAGAATAAAGTTAGTGAAATAGTAAATAACATAAAGTCTACATTTACAAATGGCTTACAAATTCACTCACCTTCTAAAATAATGGAAGATTTAGCTATATTTATTCCAGAGGGTGTTGCATTAGGACTAGAGGATGGTCAGGGTTCAATAGATGATGCTATGACTGATATGATAAACAGCATGAAGTTTAGTGATTTTTATACAGATGCTTATAATCAGACAGATGCCTTTGTTGATGATGTAACAGCAAGATTGCAGGATATAACAGCACCAGAGTTAGACCCTCTTCAATATCAAGCAAATATAACACGCAATCCTTCTCAAACAGCCTCTATGATAGCACAGAGTTATTCAGAGTCCTCCGCAACGAAAGCAAGCAGTATGATGTCGGGTATATATAACAGAATAGTTGCAGGAATAGGACAGACAGGTGGGCGTAATGTAATAGTTGATGTTTACCTTGATAAGAATAACAAGTTAGGACAGTATGTAATAGATACAATGAAGGGTAACGTAGTAATGACAGGAGGGGTTTAAAACCCCCTCCTTCTTTTAAAAATAATAAATAAAATTTTTTGAAATTTTTACATTCTCTTTATATTGCAAGAATTACAATCATATATTAAAAAATTAAAGTATATTAGATTTAATATATTTTAGTTTAGATAAAAACAACTTTTTTAAATTTATTTTCAAATATTTTATTTTATTTTATAATATAAAGAGAAAAGATTTTATTATTAAAATATTTTATAGATAAGGAGAGAGCGCAATATGTATACAGGCAACGTTTTAGAGTTTGAAAATGGCACAGTATGTAAGAATGGTGGCACAGTACCCGCCCCTTCTACATATAAAGTATTAACGCATGATATAGATGTAAATGCAAAGAGAAGCGAAAGCGGATATATGAACAGAAATAGAGTAAGGGCTAACAATTACGAAATACAGTGTAGTTGGGAGCGTTTAACATGGTCACAGTTAATAGCTTTAATAGCAGCCGGGGATGCAGAGAGTTTTACGCTTACCTTCTTAGATGCAAGAAGTCAGGGTACAGTAACAAAGACATTTTATAGGGATGCAAATATGGAATACACGATGATAAATATATGGGGAGCGGATGAGGCATATTGGACCTGCTCTATGAACTTTGTCGAGATTTAATTAAAAAACTTCAGATTTATTTTTATAGTTTAGATAGTATTTAAGATTTAACTTTTTAAAGTTTAGATTTTTAAATTTTCTTCAGATAAATTATAATACTTATCAAACTATAAGAAGAAAAAAGAAAAAGGAGATTTTAAAGATGATTTCAGTAAATCAAAAATTCAAAGATAGCTGTAATAAAGCAAATGTGCAGAGTCAGTTCAAGCTATACTTATCAGAGAATAAGAATAGTAATGTTTTAGCCACTCTAAATGATGATGAGTTTATTATTGATTCGGGTAGTATAGAAAAGCAAGCCTCCAGTGGAGCGGTTTTAAATATAGGTGGTGTATGCAGTAATAGAATAAAGATAACACTAACACAGAAGGGCGTAGAGAAGGTCAATAATGTAAATGGGTTTAAAAAGAATTATGCTCTTCATTTAGTACAATGGAATAGAGTAGATGATGCTAACCAGTCTCCTTCTGATTTTAGTAAAAATTTAGACGACTCTGAAAATATAACGGGTAAGTGTGATTTAGGGTTTTATTATATTTCAGAGATAGATAACAATTATTATAGCTGTGTTTTAACTTGCTATGATGGAATGATAGCCTTTCAGCGTAATTTCACAATAACACAAATAAAATATTTAAAGAACAATAGTAAGACAGTAGATGAGTGGCTTGCTTATTTTTGTTCTTTAGTAAACGATAGTAATTTTTTAATATCATATACAGATAATACAGAGGTAACTTGTAATGATGGGGTATCCTTCTCTTTATCTGATGATGTAGATTTTGACACAATGAGGGAGGCAATAAGTCAGCTTGCAATGTTAAAGATGGCTTATGCAACAATAGACAGTCTGGGTAATTTAACATTAAAGCCAGCGATAAAGACAAATACCTCCACCTATGATGATACTGTAGCCAATCAGTATATGTTTAGTTGTGATAATGAGGTAAAAGAGAGTGTAATAAAATATTTTTATACAAGTGTAGCAGGGTTTGAATATGAAAATACATATCAAGACCAAGAAGGAAGAAATGAAATAAACATTTATTTAGAGGAAAATAAGTTTTTAAGAGGTTTTGAGCCTTATAACGGCTCTGCAATGTCCTCTTCTTCTTTAACATGCCTCCGTAACATGGCTCAAGCAGTAATGGGTTATAGTTTTTATAGTTGTGAATGTGAGGTAAATGAACGTCCTTATATAGAGTTAGGCGATAATATACAAGTACAGAGAAGGCTAGTAGATACAGAGGGTACAGTAACACAAATCAGTATTCCTGTAGTAGTAGATAATTTAAGTCATAGTTTGGGTAGTACAACGCATTTATCAAGTAATTCGACAGTATCAACGAATTCCTCCTCTTCTGGAAAGATGAATTTAAATGGGGGAGGAAATGTAAATTCAAAGATAAAAGAGCCTTCAGCTAGTGATGTGTATAACACTATAACAGATGAAACAACAAGCCCGGTAACAAAATACACAGATACAACAGCAACCATAAGAATAAGAATGGATGATAATAATGTAACTGAGTATTTTGATAATAATGCTTTAATGAGTAATTACAAATCAGAAGGTGAACCTCAAATTTCAAGCTATGCTGATTCACATTCAGTAAGTCATTATTGGTATCATTATAGTAATACAAATGCAACAGCTTATAATGATAGACAGATATTATATAAGAGAACTTGTCCTGAATACACCAAAGGAAAGTATATTTTTGATAGTAATTTTGTTAGAACATTAAATAACAAATTAGTAGCAAAATATAGGGTAAGGGGAAGGAAGAACGAAAGTTTTATAAATTCTTTAATAGGTTTAGAGTTACCTCTTATATTTGACAATCATCAGTGGGTATGTAAAGTAACCTCTGTATCTGTTAGCACGTCAAAAGAAAAAATTAAATATACTGCTTATAATGAGGTAAGTAGTGCAGTCTCCACACAGCAGACCTTTATGTATAATAACAATAAGGTTAATAGTGATACAATACAAACAAACGTAATAGCAGAACTGGGTACTGTAAGTAGCTATAATAAAACTGAAAAATACGAAAATAGTACACAACTTCCTCCTCTCTTAGGGGTAGAAGGAATAAATGGTTATTCAGTATATTCAGATGTTAGCTATGCTAAATATGATGGTACTGATAGTGATTATTGCTATCCAATAGTAATAAACCCTTATATTACAAATATACATAGATTTGTAAAAGCAAGCACATTATTTCCAGTAAATATTTCATTAACATATACAGTTATAGAATGTGATGGAAGTAGTGACCCTTCTGCCCCTTATGTAGGTGATGAATATGATGATTATGCTACAGCCTTCTTATTTGATGGTATAAAGTCATCGGGTATTGAAACTGAAGAGGAATTTAACACAAGATTACAAAATAGAGCCTCTTTTATAAATCAATATACGACAGCATTAAATAAACTTTGTGACGCAATGATAAATTATTATTCCTTTAATATAGACAACTATATTTTAGAGGTAACATATACAACAAATGATGAGAGCAATCCAGTACCTATAAGTGATGCAGATAAGAGTTCGGTAGATAATGGAATAGTAACAACAGAGGACTTTGCAGACTTATCGGGTCAAGTAAATGCAAACACTCAAGCTATATCAGATTTAAAAGAGGATTTAGCAAGTTTAGATACCAAGCTTTCTAGTGATATAAATGATGTAAATAATGACTTACAAGACACAAAGCAAGATATAGCAACAAACACACAAAACATAGCAACCAATGCAGGTAATATAGCAGCTTTAGATGATAGGGTTGATGCTCTGGAGGGTAACGCAGTAGAGGCTAATCCTTCTGACAATCCAACTGCAACATTAACAAAGTTAAAGGTTAATGATGTAGTTTATGATGTACCTTCTGGAGGAGGCGGTGGCGGTGGAACAACAGTAATAGCTAACCCTTCAGGACAAGCAAGTGCAGACCTTGAAAAGTTGCAAGTGGGTAACATAATTTACGGCATCCCTTCTGGAGGCGGTGGTGCATCACATGATGAACTAATAGTAACTTCTGAGCATAATATCACATTATTAGGTAATGGTAGAACTCACATGAACTATGATAAGATATTATACCAAGAGGGCGATAGTTTTATAAATTATGATGTAACAACAGGGTTCTGGACGGTATCAGAAGATACTTTAATGAGTGTAGAGATACAGAGTAATATAGAGTCATACGGTAATGCTTGGCTGACATATAGAATATTTGAGGCAAATACAGCAAATATAAACGATACAACAGGAACTCAAGGACAGATATATTATTGTTATACATTTGGCTTTACCGAATTCCCTATAATAAAATGTAAACCTAACTATTATTATTTTGTAGCAGCTTATAAAGCAAATTCGGGTAACTGGACTATGACAAAGAGTGAGTATGATAGTACAACCGGGTTATATCAAATGAAAAACTTTGCTAAATTTGTCAAGAAGAACGGAATTTATACACCTACATAATTTTATTTAGTAGTTAAATAAAATAAGAGCCAATTTGTCAAATATCAAAGGGTTTATATAAATCTCTGAGGTATTTGACAAAAAGGCTAAAAATTTTTATTATAAAAGGAGGAATAATAACATGGAGGATAGCAAGGAAGGAAGGCGTAAAGCTATGAAAGATTATACAAGTCATAAAATAATTTTTAGTATTATAGGAGGGTTTATGTTAGATTTATTCGGTGGATGGGATAATTTATTAGCATTTTTAGTAATGTTAGTAGTAGCAGACACATTAAGCGGTGTATTTAAAGCAATAAAGAATAAAGAATTATCATCAGAAGCTATGAGGGTAGGGCTATTTAAGAAGGCTATGATAGCTTTAATTTGTGCTATAGCCGTCCAAGCCGATAAAGTCGTTTATGATTATTTCGGACATGCTATTTTATTACATTTTGATGGTAAAGAGTATGAACTATATATAAGAACAGCGTTTATATTGTGGTTCTGTTTAGAAGAGGCTATTAGCCTTCTTGAAAATACAGCACAGTTAGGGTTACCATTACCAAAATGGTTAAAAGCAATTTTAGTGGCTATTGATTCGGGTATACAATCAACGACCCCTTCACAGATAGTAGATTTATTAGAAAAATCTTTTAAAATAAGGATAGGTGATGGGTCAAAGATAGACGAAAAGACGGAGCAGAAGGAAGATGGGGCTGCTCTGGAGGATAGTGGAAATGACAACACATCATTAGATAAATAAGCAAATATCAAAGGTATTCGACCAAACTTACCTTTTTCTTTTTCATAATGAGGGGGCTTTCAGCCCCCTCCCCTTCTTTAAATCTAATTATTAAATATTTATAAAATTTATAAATATTTTTCTCAATCTCTTTATTTTCAACACTTTAATTAAATAAATATAAAAATATAAAATTATAAAAAGACTATTGACATATAAAAATATAAGATTTATACTTGTACTATCAAAGGACGGAGGTACAATATATGAAAGTATTAAAAACATACGGACAATATGAGGTAGTAGAAGAAGAGCGTAGAAAATACTTAGATTTGTTTTATATACATTCATTGAACACGGGTAAATATTACGGAGGCTGGCATACAATAGCAACAGCAAAGAAATATGCAAAGATTATGAGTGAAACAACAGAGATATATTAAGGAGGGTTATATGAATAGGAAAGATATAATAGACGAAATCAAAAAGGAGCTATTAGAAATGACAAACCAAGAAATAGAGTATTTATCAGCGTTATGGGCTGATATAGAGAAAGTAAAGAAAGATTTAAGCAAAGATGAGATACTAGACATAGCTGATGCTTATATAGATGTACTGAAGGATAAGATAAAGAGATTAGAGGATTTAAAGAAGAATAAAGATGTTGTATATGTAATAGTTGATAATGGTGAAATAGTAACAGTAGAAAAGAAATAACAGGAGGGTAGACTTATGACAGTTAAAAATTATGATTATAATTATTATTTAAAGGCTTTAAGAGAATTAAACGAGTCAACAAGCACAATACAACCTAAATCAAAGAATACAAAGGTATATAAAGAATTAAATTATATAAATAATCATATAAAAAGGGTTTACAATGAAGGTGGTTATTTTGCTTATGCAGATTTTGAAACTTCTCAGGGTATTAAATATACTATATTTTGCAATGGCGAAATAGAAGAGCATAGAGATGGTATAACAAGACAATTAGATTTACAGACAATGAAAGTAAATGATGAAAGAAGTAATTATAGAGCGTTTGATGTAAGAAGTACAGTATGTGAAACAGATAAATCGGGTAAACAAAAAATATTTTTCCATATTTTAATGATGGTAGCTGCTTATGAAGAATTTTTAGAGGCTTATATGAGCAGAAAGAATTTAGTAGTAAATCATATTATGATTAGTGATACACCAGAGCATAGAGAAAATTATTTTGACGCTATAAATAATTTAGAGGTAGTAACACAAAAGAGTAATATAATACATGGTAAATTTGTAAGAAAGTATGGATTATATAATACACCTTTAGAGGCAGAAGATACTATAATATTAAAGAAATATTTAGTAAGTACAAAGAATATGAGGGGTGAAAAGAAAGAGCGAGTAGAAAGAGAAAACAGGGAAAAGGTAGAGTTATATATAGATAATTTAAATCAAGCAAAAACAAAAGGGGTTTAATATGAAAAAGAAATTAGAAAGATTCTTAATAATCGAAAGTACACTAGGCGCAATCCTGATTGCCTTCTTATTTTTAGTAACTATGTTAACTTTAACATATTGGAGAATAACAATTTTTCAAGTAATATGCTGGGTATGTATAAAGGAATTGACAGAGTGGTATTATGAAAAACAAGAGGCAAAAGAGGAAGAAGAAAAGCGCAAAGCCTTGATACAAGAGAACTGGCAGAAATTAGAAAATAATAAATAAAAATTTTTAGGAGATTTTGAAGATTTTTTCAAAATCTCCTTCTTCTTTATTTTAATACCTTCTCTGAAGGCTGAAATTTTTTACTATATTAGATTATATAAAAAATAGTTTATATAATAAGTTAGAATTTATAGATTATTTTTCATTTATTTTAGATTATTTTATAGTATAATAGGTAAGTGTTATTAATGTAATAATTTTTAATTTATTTAGGAGGAATGTTATGCAGATAGTTCAACAGTTAGCAGTCAATAGCGACTGTTATAAATCAGGTCGCACGATTCAGGTGCAGGGCATCGTATTACATTCAGTAGGGTGTCCACAAGAAAACCCGGAGATATTTGCAAAGAAATGGAACCAAGCAGGACAAAATGCTTGTGTACATGCAGTATTAGGCGCAGAAGGTACAGTTTACCAATGCCTTCCTTGGAATTATAGAGGGTGGCACGTAGGAGGCGCAGCTAATAATACACATATAGGCGTAGAAATGTGCGAGCCTTCTACAATCAAGTACACAGGTTCAGGAGCCAACTGGGTAGAGACAGGAGATGGTAAGCATACAGAGGAATTTGTAAGAGCAACCTATAAAGTAGCAATAGAACTTTTTGCCTTCTTATGTAAGGAATTCCAATTAGACCCCTTAAAAGAGGGAGTAATATTAAGTCATAGCGAAGCGCATAAGATGGGTAAAGGTAGCAATCATGCAGATGTAGAGCATATATGGAATAAATTTAATTTAACAATGCAGGGTTTCAGAGAAGAAATAGCGAAAAAGATGAAAGAAGAGGGCAGCGCAGCTGCCTCCACTCCTTCTGAACCCTCTAATAAAACAGATAGAGATATAATACATGATTATTTAAAAGAAAAAATCAGAAATGAATTTGGTGTATGTGGTTTAATGGGTAACATACAAGCCGAAAGCGCATTTAAATCAAATAATTTACAAAATAGTTTTAATAAACAATGGGGTATAGATGATGAAACCTATACAGAGCAGATAGATAAAAAGCAGCGTACCTTCTTAGACGGGTCCGGGTATGGTATATGCCAATGGACGAGTGCAGGAAGAAAGCAAGGTTTATATGATTTAGTAATAAAGAGGGGAGTAAGTATAGCAGATTTAGATGCACAGTTAGAATGGCTCTGGGTAGAACTAACGACCTCCTATAAAGGGGTTTTAAACACTTTAAAAAATGCAACAAGTATAAAAGAGGCAAGTGATAAGGTGTTAACAGGGTTTGAAAGACCGAAAGACCAGAGCGAAAGCGTAAAAGAGTATAGGACTAAATTAAGTCAAGAAATATATCAAGCTTATAACAAGGAAGATGGGAGCAGCGAAGCTGCCACCAATCCTTCTGACTCTGTAAAATATGTAGTAAGAACAAGTTATAATGATAAGGGTTCACAGATAGGCGCATTTAGTCAAATAAATAATGCAATAATGACAGTAGAGGAAACAACGCCTTATAAAATATTTAGTTATAAAACAGGTGAGTTAATATATGAAAGTTGCTATAGTAAGCTGGGTAGACCTTCTCCCTTCTCAGTAGAGGTAAAAGAGAAAGTAAAAGCGTATGTACAGCCAGAGGGTCAAGAAGCTGGGTATATAGAGCAAGGAACTTATGAAATAGCCTTAACCTTCAGTAGATACGGTTTAATATTAGGAGAGGGTTGGGTAGATTTAGCAGATATAGAGATAATAAAAGATAAAGAAGAGGGCGCAGCCCCAAAAGGCATAGAATTTACAGATAAATACGGAAATAAAACAACTTTTAGTGAAACAGAATGGAACAAGCTAATAAAAAAGTTTGTATTCACGGGTAAAGCAGAAGAAATAATAAATATGTTAAGTATAGCAGAGTTAAGGGCTATGCTAAATGAATAGGCAGGGTACTCTTTGGGGTACTAAATAACACTCCTCCAAATTTATATAAAACTTATAGATGAGAGGGGCTAATGCCCCTCCTTCTACAAGGTAAGAAAGGTGGTAAGATGTGTAATATAAGTGAAGAACTTTTAAAAAGTTTAAGTATAAACGAGATAGTTGATTCAAGGAATGAAGAGGTATTGTTTTTAAATGATTTATTCAGACAGTTGGGTATAAAATACCAAATAGTATATGATGAAATACCATCAAAGAGAAAATGGACTAATTTAATAAAGTACAATGAGAAGGCGCAGCTCCTTCCTCCGTACTATCTTTTATTTAGACCATTAAGAGAAATAAAGAAGATTTTAAAAGAAAAAGTAAGTTATAATAAAAGTATCAAGTAATTTTAATTCGTAGAAAGAGGTAAATATTATGAAAGAAAGTGACGGTTTTAATTTTGGTAATTTTTACGGAAGTTATACAGTAACAGAAGATTTTAGTGGTTTGGGTATAGAGATAGGATTTATGAATTTAGAGGACACAGATGGAATGAGGATAGGCAAGACGTTTGCAATCAATATAAAAATATCGCATTTTATATTAAGTATTGGTTATGTAATAGAGGACAGAATGAGATTTTAAGAAAGAGCAAGTAGGAGGGCTAACGCCCTCCCTTCTCTAAAACTCGAAGGCAGACATAAAAAACTTCAGGTTCAAAAAATAATTTTAGATAATATATTAGATTTAATATTTTTAATTTAATAAAGTTTTAAAATTAAAATATTATTTAAATATCTGAAAGAAGTATAAGCTAGAAATTTAATTTTCAAGTTTTAGGAGGCTAAGTATATGTGTATAGAACAGTATTATGCGTCAATAAAGAAGTCGAGGGAATGGGGTAACTATAAGCAGTATATAATATATCAAGGGGTTTATGTATGTGATGTAATAGAAACAAAAGAGGGTCATTTTAAAGATTTGCATATACAGATAAAGACAAATTATGGTCATGTAATAGATGATGTAATGCAAAGAATAGATGACCAGATAGACGAAGAGGCGTATATAAAGAAGATATTTATAAAGAGTCTACTGGGTATATTATGAAAGAAGAGGGCTAAATCTTAGCCTTCTTTTTTAATATTTACGAAGCAGACTGGGTAATATTAGAGCGAAGCAGACAGCCCCATGTATGGGGCAGACAACTAAAAAGAAATTAACAAAACTATTGAAAATAAAAGAACCGCTCACTATGCCCCATAAAAGACTAGAAACAGAAAATCTTAAATATAAAATATTTATAAACTTTTAAAATAATAGAGGAAAGTGTAGTAAATAAAAGGGTTTAAATAAAAATATAAAAATTATAAAAAACTATTGACAATATAAAAATATAAGTTATAATAAAGATGTAAACAAAAACAAAGCAATATATTTTTTGGAGGTAAAAACAATGAATTTAACAAAAATTTATAATGAAGTAGTAAGAGAAGCAGATTTAAAGGGTCAGAGCTTAAAAGATTTTAACAGATTATTTAATTTATTGAAGCCGACAGTAGAGTACATACTTGAACAGAATGAGATAAATAAGCAGTATTATGAAACATTTAAAAAAGAAGGTCGTGTATTAGTAAATGAAGAAAGAATAGATGGGTTTTTAGCATATTTAAAAGATAGTGGTGTAGATTTAAATGATGTTGATTATTCATTTTATAGTAAGTCGATAGAAAAGCCCCAGAGTGAGGGTGCATTGAAGATATGGGATGCACTGGGTATTGAAAAGACAAACATAGTAATGTTTTTAGTAAAGTTTAAAAAGAACGATATTAGATATTTTGAATAAAATCAAAGCCTCCTTATATTTTATATAATTTTTATAATTTAATACTTGTAATATAAAGTATATGTGATATTATATAAATATAAGGAGGTACAAGATGATTGAAGTAGATGATATAAAAATAGTAACAAAGCCAGATGATGAATATGTATATTTTCATTTACCGGGTGTCAGTTACATAGCAACAAAGAAATTTTTAAAAGAAGTGATAATGTATTATATAGGAACGAGGGCTATAAAGCCTTTTGATGATTTTCTATATGAACAAACACCAAACAGACAAGCGTAAAATAGGAGGAAAAAGACTATGGCAAAATTTATCAGAACAAGTAAGGTAGCAGAGATTTTAGGAGTAGCACAGATTACAGTAATTAAGTGGAGTGATAGGGGTATCCTTAAGGAACATCACAGAACACCAACAGGATTTAGACTTTATGACGAGGAAGAAATAAAGCAGCTTGCAGAGCGTGGAGCATTTATGAAGCATTATAATAATTGAATAATAGGAGGGGTGTTTATTATGACAATAATGTTAGATGGAGAGCTTACAGCAGAAGAAATGGATGCAATATTTGGAATGACAGAAGAAAAAGCAACAATAAAGAAAAAGGTAAGACCAGAAAAGAAAGAAGTAGATAAAGATGCAGATGAAATAATAAGGGTAGCAAAGAAATACGGAGAAAAGAGAGCAGAAGAAGTAAGACAAACAAAAGAAGTTGAAGATTTTGTTGATTCTTTAAATTTAGACGACCCTTTTCAGATGGCAGTATATAATGCAAAGTGGTCAGAGTTAGGATTATAAAAAAGGGGTGTTAATATGTTACAGGGTATAGCAACATTTATTTTAAATTATTTTAATTATGTATCAGGTATTATTATTAGCTTTTTATTAGTATTTATAGCTTTTAAGATAATAAAAAGATATAAAAGCAAAAATATAGCAGTTATTTGGGAAAGTTATTTTGATAAGTACAATAATTTAAACACTAAAAAATATATTGAGTATAAAGGTAAGAAACATATATTAGAATGTGTTTTATATGATAATTTAAAAGATGAGTATTACACAGTAATAGATAACAATAGGGTTTATTTAGATATTTAAAACAAGAAGGGTCAAATTATGGAAAGAAAGGTATTTGAAAAGATTTATGACGGGTCTGGATACAGACCCGCCAACTTTATAGCTAGTCCTTCTGTAAAAATGAACAAGCTAGGGTTTCTATATAGAAAGAAAGAGGGATACCATGACGCTATAATAGTATATAGTGAAAATAAAAGAGATATTGAAGATTTTATAGACAGTTTAGTAATAAAATCAAAGAAAGAGATAAAACACACAAAACCTCTTCCAAATGAAACTTATGATTATGTATTAAGAAGGGGCGAAAAATTAAAGCGTATATATTTAGGATATATAAAGAGGGGTGCATTAAATTATCAAGTAACAATAAACAATGAAGAAGTATATACAGAGGACATGTATAAAAGGGTTTATTTAACAACACCGATAGATGAACAGCTTTTAATGGTACCAGAAATAACGGTATATACTTATAGTTTGAAGGCAGACATAAAAGAAGATAGATTTTAAAATAAACTTCAGATAATATTAAAGATTTAAATATTTTTATATTAGATTATTTTAAAATGTTTAGATAAAAATTAAACTTGAATAAATCTTAACCTCCAAATATAAGATTTAAGAAAATAGAAGGCTTTCTTGTTATTTATTGACAAAGAGCCTTCTATTTGTTTATAATATAAGAAGATTAAGGAGGCTTTCTTTAATTGTTAGTAATACTACAGCTTTAAAATATTTTAAAATAGTTATAAGAACATATTTAAAAATATTGTAAAGTGTACAACTTTGTAAAATAAAGGAGTAAAGACACTATGGATAGGTTAAAAAATCAGAAAATGGAATTATTTGCACAGTTAATAGCTAAAGAAGGGTTGAGTCCTTCTGATGCTTGTTATAGGGCAGGGTATGGAAAAGAACGCCATCCCCTTCTCGACCAGTATCACGCAAACATGGGTTGTCGTTTAATAAAGAGACAAGATATACAGGAACGCATAGCAACCATAAGAGAGCAAGAAAGTCATAAGAGTACAGATTATAGAAACAACTTAAAAGACCTATTAAAGAGGGCTATTGAATTTGATTTAGGTAAATATTATAAATCTTTAAATGTAACGCTTTCTGATGGTCGTGTTGTATCTTCTTGGTATTTATCAGTACCATTTGAAAATTGGAACCCAGAGGATAGAGTGCTTGTAACAGGATTCGATAAAGCAGGACGCCCGACCTTCTTTGATAAGCAATGGGCTGTAGAAAAAATGATGCGACTTCTGGGTATGCTTGATGCCTCCAACTCAATAGATATGGAAGATACATTAAGTGTATTTTTAAAGGCAGGGTTGCCTATCGCTGCGCCTTCTAAGGCAGATAAAGAGATAGAAAAGGAAATAAACGAAGATTTGGAGGGTTGATATGTCTTATAGTAATAAGGTAGATATAAAGCCCCTCTCTCAAAAATATGTAGATTATTTTAGTAGATGTTTTACAAATCGTTTAAATTGTTTAGAGGGTGCTTATAGGTCGGGTAAATCAGTATGTAACATTTTATCCTTCGCTCTCTATCTTGAAACTTGTGCAGATAAATTGCATTTAGTATCAGGGGCAACCGTAGCATCTGCACGTTTAAATGTTGCAGATAATAATGGTTTAGGTCTATCTTATTTATTTAGAGGGCGTTGTAAAGCTGGTAAATATGAAGAGAATGATTGCTTAAAAATAAAAACAAAAACAGGCGAAAAAATAGTAATATTTGTAGGCGGTGCAGAAAGTAACAGCTATAAACGAATACAGGGTTTATCATTTGGCTCTTGGCTTTCTGTAGAGTTAGCAAACCTTTATATATCAGACGATGAAAAATGCTTTATAGACATGGCTCTATCTCGTTTAACGCAATCAAAAGACCAGAAAATCTGGTGGGATTTAAACCCGGTCTATCCAAAGCATAAGGTATATAGTAAATATCTTGATAAATATTTAAAGAAACAACAAGAAGGCTCTTTTGTTGGTGGTTATAATTATATGACTTGCTCTTTGTTTGACAATGAAGCACTAACAGAAGAGCAACGTAACGCCTTCCTCTCTAATTATCCTGATAAAGAGTCAATGGAATACCAGCGTTATATATTGGGTAGAAGGGCTGCTGCCGAAGGTCTTATATTTAAGCAATTTGCACTACATAAAGAAAATTGGGTAATTAACGACCTTCCTTCCTTCTTAAAAGGCATAAATAAGCAATTTATCAGTATAGGCATAGACTTTGGAGGTAATGGGTCAAATACCACATTTGTTGCTAGTTTGATATTTAATAACTTTAGTGGTATAATCGTGATTAAAGATGATATGATAGATATGAGTGGAGGAGACTCTACTGTAGATGACTTTAATAAACATTTAGAAAAATTTATTAAAGACGTACAATCATTAAAAATAGCTAATATTCTCTATATTTTTGGTGATGCTGCTGATACAGTAATGGTAAATGAAATAAAGCAGACAGTAAAGAAGATGGGCTTATACGGTAACATAAAAATAATGGGTTCACAAAAATACACAATAAAAAAGAGAATAGACACAAAGCGCAGCCTTCTTGCACGTAATAAATGGTTTGTATATAAAAATGCTCTTCACGTTATTGATTCAACTTCTACACAGGTTTACGATAATAGAGAAGGTCACGAAGATGAACGACTAGATAATGGCTCTATTGATATAGATACAGCCGATGCAGAGGAATATAGCTGGAGTGCATGGTTACCAAAGTTTATAATGAATAGCAATAAATAAAATAGGAGGTTAATATGGATTACAGTAGAACAATAAAGTTCTTACATAAAAGGTTTAATAAGGGTTACAGTAATGCAGAATATTATAATAGCATTAGTTTATGGTTGGATTGGTATAAAGGCAAGCTTTCTAATGTGCATACAATAAAGACATCAAACGGTATCACAACCTCCTCCCGTGAAATGTACAGATTAAACATGGCTAAGAGGGTTTGTGAAGATTGGACCAGTCAATTATTAAATAAAGATTTAAAATTTGTAATAAATGGTACACAAAAATCTGATAGATTTGTTCAGGGTACTAAAGGAAATGGTGGAGTCCTTGGCTCTAATGACTTTGATAATCTTTTATCTACTGCATTAGAAAAAATGTTTGCGTTGGGTACTTCTGCTCTAGTTATTGAATTAAGTAATATAGTTGTAGATAATGAGGGCAACCTTCTTGCAAGTCCAAACGCTAAAATAAATATAGTACAGAAGGACGCTACTTGTATCCTTCCTATCTCTTGGATAAATGGAATAATAACAGAGGTTTGTTTTTTAGGTAATATAGTAATAAAAGAAAAAACATATACAATATTAACAACACATAAAAAAGAAGAGGATGGCTATGTAATTTATACAGATATAATGGACGATAAAGGGTTATCTGTAAGCCTTCCAGAGGGTTATGTACCAGTTATAAGAACACATTCACAACGCCCATTCTTTGAAATATTTAAGACTAATTTAGCTAATAATGTAGATTTAAACGCCCCTCTGGGTCTTTCTGTTTATGCAAATGCTTTAGATATATTAAAGGCTTGCGATGAAATATATGATGCTACTATATGGGATGTAAAGAGTGGTCAGCGTATAGTATTCATGAATAAAAATTTATTAGCAAGAGATGAAAGCGGTAATGCTATCACACCTCAAGATGCTAAACAGTATTATATGCAGTTCTTTGGTGATGATATGGTAACAGAGAAGGGCGTAGAACAATTTATAAAAGAGTTTGCACCTTCTTTAAATACTGATAAATTAGACAAAGAGTTACAAAATCAATTAAATATGCTCTCTTCAAAATGTGGACTTGGTAAAGATTATTATAAGTTTGATGATGGGTCAGTAGTAACAGCGACAGAGTATCAAGGGGAGCGTAACGACTTTGTAAGCAATAATAATAAAATGGTTAAGGGTTTGTTATCCTCTCTAAAAGATTTAATTATAACTATTTTAACAATCGGACACGATATAATGGGGTTATCCGTAGACCCTTCTGCAAAAATAGATATAATGTATAATGATGGTGTAGATGTAGATGATACACAACAGAGGGAACAAGATAGACAAGACGTAAAAGATGGTATAATGTCTAAAGCAGAGTATAGGGCTAAATGGTATGGTGAAACATTAGACGAGGCTCAAGCAGTAATCGACCAACTCGAAGGCAGAACAGAAAATGGTCAGGTTCAAAATTAAACTTTAGATAATATTTTATATTTTATATTTTAGAGTTTAGATTTTTTCAAAATTTAAAGTTTAACCTTCCTTCTTATCGAAGTATAAGATAAAGAAATAAAAATTAAATTTTAAAAATACTTGACATATAAAATAATTTTTATTATATTGTTTATAGGAAATTAAAAATAGATTAGCCGATGGGCGTTAAACAGGAGGAACTTAATATGGGTAATGATGAAAATGCAGCAACAACAGCAGCAACACAAGACAACGTACAGACTGGGACTGTAACATCTCAAGCAGGTGCAACAGCGCAAGGTTCAGAACAGCACCTCTTCACACAGGAGCAGTTAAACTCTATCATATCTGGTAGAATAAATGCTCTTAATCAGAGGGTTGGGGAATTAAGCACAGCTCTGGAGAAGTCTAACAAACTTACGGAACAATACCATGATGAATTAGAGGGATATAAGCGTAAAGAAATTGCTCTCAAGGAGGGTATCTCTGCTGAATTAGTAGATTACGCAATATTCGGAGCTAATAAATTGGTTAGTAAGGACAAACCTTTTGAAGCAGCTTTAAAGGAGTTTAAAGAGGCTAACAAGGCATTATTCGGGGTAACTCAACAGGCAGGCGGTTCTGAAAATGGTTCAACTCAAGCCAATAATAACGGACAGCAAGCACAGCAAGGAACACAGCAACCTTCTCAAACAACACAGACCGTAAATATGAACGGTGGAACAAACCCACAGCAAGGCGGTTTAAGTGAGGAGGAACAGATAAAGCAATATTTAGAGAAAAAAAGACAAAGTTTAATAATTAAGAGATAAATAGGAGGTTTTTAACTATGGCACTTATAGTTGGTAACGCAACTGTTGCAACTGGAATGTCACCAGTTGTTGAAGAGGCATTATATGCTGATGATGTATTTATTGATGGTGTTACTTTTACAAGTAAGCACGAAGTAGGAAACGCAGGACAGATTCAGGTTGTTAAATATGCTGCTGATAATAGCATTGAGCCTAAAGCACCCGGCTCTAACTTCTCTGACACTAATTATGCTAATAATGTTGTAGATATTAACTGCAACAACGCCTTCCAGAAGAGCGTAAAGGTACCTGCCTTCTATGAAGCAACAATGCCTATTGATGTAAGAGCAGATAGAACATGGGATGTAACAAGAGCAGTAGCAACTGGTCGTCAGAAATCTGGTTTAGCTGTATTGGTAGACCAAGGAACAAACGCAGCAGATACAACTGCAGTAACAAAGAGCAACATTAAAGACCTTATCATCAATGGTCGTCAGGCTCTTATTAAGAAGAACGCAAAGCCCAATGTAGTAATTGCATCTCCTGAGGTTTATGGAGCAATGCTTAAGGCTGCTGGACAGGAATACACACCTGCATTTAACGACAGAGTAGCATTAGAGGGTCGTGTAGGTTCATTCATGGGTATGCTTTGGTTTGAGTCTAGCCTTCTTGATGGTACATCATCTTACAAGTACCTCAAGGCTGATGGAACTGCTCAGACAGTTGACATCTCTGCTGTTGATTATATTCTTTATGATGGAAATGCTCTTTCTATCATTGACAAGTTGACAGCATTGAGAGTAATTGACTCTGAGTTGTTTGTAGGCTCAAAGATACAGGAAGAAATCGACACAGGATTCCTTGTAACAAATGCAGACTGCGTACTTGTTAAGTTCAACGCTTGATAAAAGCAGTATAAATAAAAATTAAATAAAATAGGCACACTAGCGGGTGATTGATTATAAGCATCAGTCGCCCGCTTTTTAAATTAAATAGGAGGAATTATAATTATGTCTATTACTTTAGAAAAAATTTTAAATCATAGTTCTGCCTTATCAATAACAATAAACGAGCAAGAAGTAAGCAGTGTAAATATTGGTGATGAGGTACTTATTGATGCAACTCCTTTGCAGAACTATACATTCACAGAGATTGCTTTTATAAATAAAGCAACAAACGAAACATTAAATATGTGGACATGGCCAGGTAATGCTGTATATGCTTATATCTCAGAGGAATGGGCTGATATTGATACAATTTTAGTAGTACCTTTTATTTCTTCAGAGGCAGAAAATGTATATACAGTAAAATTTAATGCTTATGATAATAATGACAATCCTTTACAACATGAATTATTAGAAGGTACTTCACCTATTTATGATTCACTTGCTTATGAGGGACACTCACTTACAGGTAAAGTATATAATATATCAGATTATACTTTTAAGGAATATTCTTGGTTAAGTGGTATATCAGCAGATGATTTGACTGCAAGTACAGAAGATGGTACATATAATGTGAATTTTACAATGCCAGCACAGCCTATTGAAATAAGTGCAACTTTTGAAAGTACCTCTCCTGCAATAAAGCACACGGTAACATTTAACGTTGGTCTTATTACAGTAGATACAGTAGAAGTAGAAGATGGTACAGCAATACCTTCTGCTGATATACCAACTGTAGTACCTCCAACTGGTATGGAGTTTAATTATTGGGCTGATGAAAACAATAATGAATTTAACTTTAACACTTTAATTACAGAAGATATAACTCTTTATGCTAAGTTTAAAGTTAGTACACACACAGTAACATTTAAAGAGGGTGAGGAAACAATAGCAGAAGTAGAGGTTGCACATAATAAAACTGTAAAGGATAGATACCCTGACCACATGACAGATGCAAATGGTAAAGAGTTTGTATATTGGTTAGATGAAAACAATGAAAAATTTGATTTTAA